GCAAGTCGCTTCCTTGCCTGCGCCTATTGGTGGCTGGAATGCCCGCGATTCCTTGGCAAACATGGAGCCGACGGATGCTGTCCAGCTAACCAATATGTTCCCGACGGTATCAAGCGTCAACCTACGGGGCGGTTATCAGCAATTTGCGACAGGCATTACAGGACAAGTCGAAAGCCTGTTCAATTATTCCGGTGGTGCGACTGAGCGGCTTTTTGCGGTTGCTGGCGGCAAAATTTACAACGTCACAGCGGGCGGTGCTGTAGGCGCTGCTGTTGTTTCAGGGCTGACTAACAGCCGGTGGGAATATGTCAACGTTTCCACGCCTGGCGGTGCGTATATGTATTGCGCCAACGGTGTAGACGCTCCCTTGCTGTATGACGGCACGAACTGGACTTCGATCACAGGGGCATCGACTCCCGCGATAACGGGCGTTACCACGACAACGCTCGACGATGTGACGCTGTTCAAAAACCGCGTTTGGTTTATCCAAAAGAACACTCTCAAGGCGTGGTATCTCCCAACTTCTTCCATCGGCGGGGCGGCTGAACAGCTAGACCTGAGTTCTATCTGTCGGTTTGGTGGCTATCTTGTTGCGATTGGAACGTGGACGATTGACGCTGGTTACGGTGCTGACGATAACCTAGTGTTTGTGACCAGCAATGGCGAGATCATCGCTTATCGAGGCACAGACCCTGCAAGCGCGTCAACATGGGCGCTTATTGGCGTGTGGAAACTCGGCACTCCAATTGGCAAGCGGTGCATGTTCAAGTATTCGGGCGACCTGTTGATTCTCACGCTTGACGGTCTTTATCCCCTCGCATCGGCGGTGCAAAGTTCTAGGCTTGATCCGAGGATTGCGCTATCAGACAAGATTCAAGGCGCATTTGCAGAAGCGACTCGGACTTACCAAAACAATTTTGGCTGGCAGATTCTCTACAACGCCAAAAACAATGCGTTGTTTGTCAATGTGCCGGTTTCCGAAGGATCGCAACAGCAGCAGTATGTGATGAACAACATCACGAAAGCTTGGTGCAACTTTACCGACTGGAATGCGAACTGTTGGGAAATCTTTAATGATGATCCTTACTTCGGCGGCAATGGGTTTGTAGGAAAAGCCTGGACACTTGACTATCAGGACAATGCTGCAAACATCCCTGCCAATACGCTGCAAGCGTTTAATTACTATGGCTCACGCGGCGTGAAAAAGTATTTCACTCGCGCAAGACCTAGCCTTTTTACCAACGGGCAACCGGCTATTTTTGTTGGCATGAACGTCGATTTTGACATTCAAGACACCACGGCTGCGTTGTCTTACAGTCCTCAAACCTATGGCACTTGGGGCACGTCTTTGTGGGATGTTGGTGTGTGGGGTTCGGATTCGACGATTACAAACAACTGGCAAGGCATCACCGGCATTGGTTACTGCGGTGCGATTCAGTTGAAAAGCGCCAGTAGCGGCATTCAGATTGAATGGGCATCAACGGACGTGGTGTATCAAACGGGTTGGGCTGGTATATGAAGATCATTACCGAGCCGAAAGAACTCATCGGGCGCTATGTGGCGCGTAAACAAGGCAAAACCGATGATTGGCAAAATTATGCGGCAATCGGTTTGCTCAATAGCAACGAGGAGTTAGTAGCTGGCGTGGTGTTTGATTGTTACCAGCATCCGAACATTTTGATGCACATTTCTGCTGAACGACTTAGCAGGGGGTTCATGGATGCGATTGTGCGTTATGCGTTTGAGCAGTTGCGATGCAAACGAATTACAGGAACGATCCTCAAGAGTAACAAGAAGTCACGGCGATTTGCTGAACAGTTTGGCGCAAGGCTTGAGGGTGTGATGCGTGATGCACATGAACAAGGCGATGTGTGCATTTATGGATTGTTGAAAACAGACGCTAAAAAGTGGATGCGTCGGGAATTGGAGGCTACATCATGGGCGGCATAGTTTCGGCAATTTTTGGAGGCGGGCAACAATCTGCCCCTGCGCCGGTTTATCAGACGGTTGACCCAACTGCGGCAGCTAAAGCGCAAGGCGCGGCTAACGTAGAAACAGCGATCAAGCAGGGTTACATCAATAACCCGAATGTGTATTCGCCTGCTGGAACGCAGCTTGTAACGTTTGACCCAAGCACCAACCAACCAACGGTTAGGCAAACGCTTACGCCAACGGCGCAAACAACCTTTGACACTCAACAAAGGGTGCAACAGCTATTGGCAAAATTGGGCGAAACGGGCGCAACAACCGCGCAGGATGTGCTGAACAAGCCGTTTACTCCAAGCGGAACGGCAGCAGGCCCGCTGCAAACTCGTCTAGATTTGTCCAATCTCGCGCAAATGCCGGTCAATGCAGGAATGACGGGGCAGCAAGCAATCATGGCGCGGTTAGAGCCGCAACTGCAACGCCAGCAAGCCGCGATGGAAAATCAGCTTGCCAATCAGGGCATTACGCCAGGATCAGAGGCTTACAGGACGGCACAAACGCAAGCAGCGCAGAACCGCAATGATCTGTTGAGCCAAGCGGCTTTGCAGGGCATTGGCCTTGACACCGGAGCGCGGGCGCAAGGATTCAACGAACAGCAAGCGCAAATGGCGGCACAGAATGCAGCGGATTTGCAAGAAAGACAAAGACAGCTTGCAGAGCGTCAAGGCCCGTTAAACGAAATTACTGGGTTGCTGTCCGGTTCGCAAATTCAGATGCCGCAGTTTCAAGGCTATCAGCCTGCACAAGTTGCACCCGCCCCGATCTTTGCTGGCGCTCAAGCTGCAAACCAAAATGCTTTGACTCAATATGGCATCAATGCAGCGCAGCAAAATGCCAATATGTCGGGCTTTGGAAGTTTGCTAGGCGCAGGTCTTGGTGCATACGCATACAATCCGACTGCAATCAAAGGTTTATTTGGCGGGGTGCTATAAAAAATGGCTGAAAATCAAGCAATAAATTTTACATTGCAAAGCCCATACCAAGCTGAACTGGCTGATATGGCGCGTCGGCAGCGCATGGCTGAGATCATGCAGCAGCAGGCTTTCCAGCCCGCCGAAACATTTAGCTACGGCGGCATACAAGCTAGGACTTCGCCGCTTACAGGGCTTGCCAAGGCTTTGCAAGGGTATATGGCTGGCAAAGCACAACGAGACATTTTGCAAGAGCAAAAAGCATTGGGCGAAAAGTACCGCACGCAATCCGCAGAAGAAGGCACGCAATTTATGCGGGCTTTGCGTGGCACTCCCGCTGTCGAAGGGACTGAGGGCGTGCCGGAACAAAAATTTATTCCGACCGCAATTGACATTGAGGACAATCCTCGCCTGTTGAACGATGTAAACGTGCAGCAACGCGCAACGATGGATATGGGACAAATGCCGGAACTGACAGTTCCAGCGCAGCGAGGCGTGCCTGCGCGTGCTGCTGTTGGCCCTGACCTTGCTCGCGCTCTTGAAATGTCAATGGGATCAATTAACCCGATGGTGCAATCTGCGGGCGGTGCGTTGCTTGCACAAATGGTTAAACCCAAAGAAGTGAAATGGGAAAAAGTAGAACTGCCAACAGCATCAGGTGGCAAACGTGTTGGTTTTGTCGATATAAATGCACCCGATCCAGTTGCTACTTTCCGTCTTGGTGGTGAAGTAGGCGCGAAAAAAGAACTTGTAAATGTTGGTGGTTCAATGTTGCCGTATACCGGTTATGAAAAAGGAACTGATCTAATTGAAAGAACTGTTTCGCCCGATACTTACGCATCGCTTGCTCAACAACAAGCACTTGCTGACCGAGCATTTTATAACCTTTCTGCTGCACAACAACAGCAAGCAAAACAACAAGCGCAACAATTGGGCTTAAATATCCAAGAGTTCAATTTGCGGAACTGGCAAGCGCAAAACCCAACTCCGCAGATAGTGCAATCAGAAGGCGGCTATGTGGCTGTTAATCCTAGAGATGCTACATCTGCTCCGGTTACAACCGCTCAAGGAACGCAATTGGCGGGCGCACCACGACAAGCGCCGGAAGCCTATTCAAAACAAGCATCTGCATTGCTCAACATGACGGATGCGCTTAATAAATATCAAAATGAATTGAAAGGGTTTACTGTAACAACAGCTTTGCAGCCTGATGAACGCGCGAGAATTGGTACGGCATATCAAAATGCTTTGCTGCAAGCCAAGGAAATTTATAACCTTGGCGTGTTGAATGGCCCTGATAAAGCAATTCTTGAACAAATCATTAGCAATCCATTAGCCATTGCATCTGCGCCAATTTCAACGGATGCAATGATTAAACAAGTCAAAGCAATGAGAGACATAATTGATAGGCAAAACACCAATTTGGCAACCGTATACAAACAGCCAAAAATTGATTTGCCAAAAGCACAAGGACAGCAAGCGCAACAAACCATGCGAGCAAGAAATCCTTCTACTGGTCAAGAAATCATGTCGACCGATGGCGGGCAAACTTGGCAACCCGTACAAGGAGCAAGATAAATGCCTTTGCCACCGGGATTTGAACTTGTAGAACAGACCAAACTGCCCGAAGGTTATGTATTAGTTACGGGAGCAGACGCACAACCTGCTGAACAAAAGCCGCAAATGTCATGGGCAGATGTTCCCGGTCAAGCATTGAAAAATTTGCCTCGAAGCGTCGGAGGCGTGTTAAGCAATTTTGCTGAAGCTGTTACCAGCCCCGTTCAAACATTGAGCGGTGCAGCAGACATTGCAGCAGGTACATTGCGAAACATTACACCTGCTCCAATAGCAAACTTCATCAACCGTTTTGAGAACAATCCACAAGCACAGCAACGCGCTGTTAACGCTGCAAATGCAGCGGGTGGAATGCTTAGAGAACGCTATGGCAGCCAAGAAGCATTAAAGAACACGCTAGCAACTGACCCTGCTGGTATGGCTAGTGATGTTGCTGGTGTATTAAGTGGTGGCGGGGCAGTCGCATCGCGTGTGCCTGGCATGGCAGCGGCAGGACAAGCTGCTACAAGAGCGGGTGCAGCGATTGATCCGTTAGTGCTGGCTTTGCGAGCAGGTCAAGCGTCAAGCAAAGCAGTTGCGCCGGTTTTGGGGTTTACTACAGGCGCAGGATCAACGGCAATCAATGAAGCATTTCAAGCTGGCAGACAAGGCGGCGAACGTGGAGCGGCGTTTACTTCGCAAATGCGTGGCACAGCGCCCGTCAATGAAGTTATAGAAACAGTCAAGCCTGCGATTGAACGTATGCGGGCTGAACGTGCGTCACAGTATCGTCAAGGCATGGGGAATGTAACAAAAGATGTGACAGTTCTTGATTTCAACCCTATAGAAACCGCAGTTGCAGACACCAAAAAACTTGGCACATTTAAAGGAAAAGTAATCGACGAAAGTGCCGCTGACACATGGCAAAAAATTAACGACAAAGTAAGCGAATGGCGTAATTCAAACCCTGCGGAATTTCATACCGCTGAAGGATTGGATGCTCTTAAACGATCAATTGGCGATATTGTCGATTCAAGTGCGCCCGGCACGCCATCGCACGCAGCAGCGCAAAAAGTTTACAACGAAATAAAAAATCAAATTGTTAAGCAAGCGCCGGACTATGCCAATGTAATGAAAGATTATCAACTGGCTAGTGATTTATTGCGCGAAGTTGAAAAAACGCTATCAATGAACCCGCGCGCTAACGTGGATACGCAAGTTCGCAAGCTGCAATCCATTATGCGAAACAATGCAAACACAAACTATGGTAGACGTGAAGAATTAGGCAGAATGCTAGAAGCGCAAGGAGCAGAAAATTTATATCCGCAGCTTGCAGGACAGGCATTGAGTTCGCCTACCCCAAGAAGTTTGCAAGGTATTGGATCGGCATTAGCAGGCGCAAATCAAGCATTTACCAATCCAATGTATTTGCCTGGATTAGCTTTAGCGTCTCCACGGGCAGTTGGAGAAATGACTTATGCAACAGGTCGGGCAGCAAAGTTAGCTGAGCAATTACGGCAACAAGCACCTAACTCACCAATTTCGCCAATAGATGCTGCAAGGCTTGCACAACAACTTCAGCGGTGGCAACAACAGGGAGCGCAACAATGAGCTATGGCTTATGCGCTTCTCCTGATTTGATTCGACTGATATGGCTCTGATTAACGCCATAACGTTCGGCAAGAATGCGATGCACTTCGTTGCTTTGGCGAATTGCATCAATATCTTGCGCGGAAAGGCGACCATTCCAATGGTTAAGCCCGTAGTTATGTCGTCGTTTGTTTGCGGTATCGGCATTGTTTTCAGCTTTAGTGCCTACTTGCAAATGTTTGGGATTTACGCAAGCAGGTGTATCGCATTTGTGCATAATTATTTTGCTGTTAGGTATTTTGCCAACAAATCTTTCATAAGAAAATCTGTGAGCGCGAATGCTTTTTCCATCAATCAAAACAATACCGTAACCATCGCCATTTTTTGTTCCAGTCCAAAACCAACAACCGTTAGTTTTTTTGACTTTTGCATCAAACGATTCGTAAACAGTAACGCCCGAATGCTGAGACAATTCCTTATTGCGCCATGCTTCGTTGTAATGGGAGCGGCATAAATGACGCGCTACGGAAGGCTTTCCGCATTGGGAACATGGAATTACTTTATTGACTTGGTAAGTCATTGGCATCTCCTGTCAAAGCGACAGTTTATGCCTTTTTCACGGGAGATGCAACTTTGAGCTACAATGGCAGCGGGACATTCCAAATCAACACGACGGGGCAACCTGTCGTTGCAGGCACAGTTATTAGCTCGACAGCGTTTAACTCGCTAACGGCTGACCTTGCGAACGGACTTAGTACCGCAATCACTAAGGACGGGCAAACGACTGTTACTAATAACATCCCGATGGCGGGATTTAAGATCACAGGTCTTGGGGCTGCAACGGTTGGAACGGATGCAGCTCGGTACTCGCAGATTCAAGGCGGGACGGACAAGCTCATCACGGTGACGGGGACTGACACCCTTACCGGATCATTGACCCCTGCGCTAACGGCCTATGCTGCGGGCAATCAATTTTCATTTGTGGTTGCCAACACCAACACCGGCGCGGTGACGATCAACATTGACGGCAACGGTGCTAAATCCATCACTCGGACTGGATCGACTGCGCTAGTGGCTGGCGACATGGTCGCTGGTCAAGTAGTGCTGATTGAATACGATGGCACTCGATTTCAACTGCTGAACGGTAACAGTTTCACGAATCTAAATGTCTCAGGCAACGAGACTATCGGCGGGACTTTGACCTATGGCGGTGTGACGCTGACGAATGCAGTTACGGGCACAGGCAAGATGGTGCTGGATACTAGCCCAATCGTCAACAATCCGACCGTTACTAACTATGTCGAAAGCGTGGTTGCAATTGGTACGGTTACATCGTCCAACACTATCGCTCTAACGAATGGAACGGTTCAAACCGCAACGCTAACAGCTTCGACGGCTTGCACGTTCACGATGCCCACGGCAACGGCTGGTAAGTCGTTTGTGTTGTTGCTCAAGCAAGCAGCCTCGACGGGTAACGGTACTGCGACGTTTACCGGCGTTAAGTGGGGTACTGCGGGTGCTCCGACGATTACCGCAACAGCCGGAAAAATGGACATTCTGACCTTCATCGCTGACGGAACGAACTGGTACGGCAGCATCGCACAGGGATATACCCCATAATGTTTGCAGCTAAAAACTTTTTCCTAGCTGGCGGTGGCATTGCTACGGTTTCTGCTGATTACTTAGTAATTGCAGGTGGCGGTGGCGGTGGCGGGACAAATAATCAAAATTATGGAGGCGGCGGTGGCGCTGGTGGTTATAAATATTTAACTTCACAAAGTTTAAATGTTGGCACAGCTTATGCAGTCACAGTCGGTGCTGGTGGAGCAGCAGCAACAGTTGGCAGCAATTCGGTTTTTTCATCAACCACATCAACAGGCGGCGGTCGAGGCGGTGCTTATGAAGGGCCTGCAGGTGGTAATGGAGGATCGGGCGGTGGCGGTGGCGGTGGATTAAATACAACTGGAGGTTCGGCTTCACCAAGTGGGCAAGGAAATAATGGTGGTGCAGGAGATACTGCAGGGCCTCAACCTGCTGCGGGCGGTGGCGGTGGTTCTAATGCTGTTGGTTCTGCCGGTGTTTCAAATTCTTCCGGCGGTGCAGGTGGCGCAGGAACTGCAAACAGCATAACCGGATCAAGCGTCACTTATGCGGGTGGCGGTGGCGGTGGCGGAAGTATTGGAGTCCCTGGCGGCGCTGGTGGTTCTGGCGGCGGTGGCGCAGGGGGAACGCAGACGGTAAGCGGCGGCGCGGGTACTGCAAATCGCGGAGGTGGTGGTGGCGGTGGCGGCGGCTCAAGCGGTGGCGCAACAATTGGCGGCGCTGGTGGTTCGGGCATTGTTATAGTAAAAATCCCCGATACTGTTGGCGCAAGTTTTTCAAGTGGAGTTACTTCACTTTTAAATACAAGTTCTGGTTATAACATTTATTCAATAACTGCCACAAGTTCAACCAGCGAAACATTGACATTAACCACAGGAACATTTAGTGCAGATTTTTTAGTAATTGCGGGTGGTGCAGGTGGTGGTGGTTGGGGTGGTGGTGGAGCAGGTGGCTTTAGAACATCTGCCGGAACTAGCGGCGGCGGTAGTTCTGCGGAATCATCATTAACATTATCCAAAGGAATTCAATACACTCTTACTGTTGGAGGTGGTGGAGCAGGAAGCGGCAGCGTTTCAGCAAAAGGAACAAACGGATCAAATTCTGTTTTTAGTACGATTACTTCAACAGGCGGCGGTGGTGGCGCAGGAGATGGTTCGGGCGTTGGTGACGGAGCTAGTGGCGGCTCGGGTGGTGGTGCGGGTTGGGATAACAACACTCAAAGATCAGGAGGATCGGGCACAGCAAATCAAGGTTATGCGGGCGGTTCATCAAATACAGCAGAAAACAATGGTGGCGGCGGCGGTGGTGCTGGCGCGGTGGGTGACGCAGGTTTAAGCGGTGTTGGCGGCAACGGAGGAAACGGCGTTGCTTCATCAATTACGGGTTCGTCAGTTACTTATGCCGGTGGTGGTGGCGGTGGCGTTGCTGGCTCGCCGGGAACGCGATCAACTGGCGGGACAGGAGGCGGTGGTGCTGGTGGTGTAAATGTAACAACTGTTGCAGTAGCTGGAACAGCAAACACAGGTGGTGGCGGTGGTGGTATGCCAAGCAATCCTTGGGGCGCAGCAGGTGGTAGTGGTTTTATTGTTATAAAAATACCATCAACAATTTCTGCAAATTTTACTTCCGGCGTAACACAAACCAAAACTACATCCGGCGGTTTCAACATTTATTCTGTAACAGCCACTTCCACTACCAGCGAAAAAGTAGTTTTTGCATAAAGGAAAATCATGGCGCATTTTGCTCGTTTAACAAAAAACAACATCGTTGATTTTGTCACGGTCGGCAGGGATGAGGATGACGGCAAAGAAGCTGAACTGTCGGCGCGTACTGGTGACGTTTACAAGCAGACTTCATACAACACAAGCGGCGGTGTTCACTTGTTAGGAGGCACGCCATTCCGCAAGAATTACGCAGGAATCGGCTACACCTATGATGAACAGCGCGATGCTTTTATTCCTCCGCAACCGTTC